ATCAACAGCATGGGAATGATCCCACAAGGTTACAGAGTTAATAACTTTTTAACTGATGCTGATTCTTGGTACATTATCACGGACGTTCCAAATGGTATGAAAGTATTTAACAGAACTCCATTGACAACTTCAATGGAAGGAGACTTTGATACTGGCAACGTTAGATACAAAGCTAGAGAAAGATACGCTTTTGGCGCATCTGACTTTAGAGGTATCTTCGGCTGCGAAGGTGCGTAAGCAATAAAATATTTTTTGTGGCGGGCATTGCCCGCCGCAGAATTAAAAAAAGAAAGTAAATATGGATAAAGACAAATTTAAAATTGAAAAGCTTTTCCCTACACCTCTTTATTTGTGTTATTTAAATAATAAAATTTCTAACGATCAATTAGCAAAAACTTCTATAGAAAAAAACATACGTAATTATATATCAACTACTACTGACGTATTAAAAGATTATCCTGAATTAAAAAAAGAAATAGAAGAACATTTAAATAACTATTTACAAAAAATTCATTCGCCAGCTTCACCTGATCTAAAATTATATATTACAGAAAGCTGGTTAAATTTTACAAAGAAAGGAGAAGAACATCATAAACATTATCATTCTAATAGTTTTGTAAGTGGTGTTTTTTATATCTCTGTAAATGAAGAAACAGATAATATAGAGTTTGTTAATGGTAAGCGAGGGGAGATTTATATCCAACCCAAAGAAGGTGATTATTGGGGAAAATGGCATAGTACAAATTCTGATTGTTTGATTGGAGTAAAGAATCAACTACTGCTTTTATTTCCTTCAACTTTGGAGCATCTTGTTCCACCGGTAAAAGGAGATCAACCAAGGATTAGTTTATCTTTTAATACTTTTCTTAAAGGTCAGGTATCTAATATTAATCAAATACATTTAAATTTGTAATGCCAAATTTTAGACACAATTGTAACATAAGAGGTTAAAATGAAGGAATTCCTAGTAAAAATATGGGCTTATAGTCATCATGCAGCTTTTAAAGTAAAAGCCGAAGATAGCTTGCCTTCTATTGAGCAATCAATCCTTGACAAGATAGGAGAAAAGTCTATAAAGTGGGAATATCTTGGAAATCATTATGATAACAGGATAAAAAGAATAACCTATGAGGAGGTTGTTAATGGTACAATACCTGTACAAACAAAAAAGGTCCTTGGAGTTGAGGTGGCAACTGGAGTATGAGCAAAGTGGTAAATATACTCTGGATATGGTCAGAATTGATGATAAAATTAGAGAAGTCATCACTGAGATTAAACTCGAGGAAAATAAAATTGCTGATAGACAAAATGCAATTGAAAATACCGCTGCCCAAGTTTCTGTAGCTACTTAGAATAAAAGCTACATCGCTGAAATCGCACTTTCTTTTAAGGCTCTCTTGCACTCTACTAAAATCTAGTATACAAATAAACTACTATACAATTTTAAAAACGATATATAGACGCGTATAGTCGACGGCCTAGAGACTATGTATCAAAACTAGGAAAAGGAGAAAATTATGGCAAACACAACTTTTTCGGGACCAATATTAGCTGGTACTATTAAAAATACTACTGGTACTACTGTTGGAACGAATATGAAAAACACAGGACAAGTGGTAATGGGACAATCATTTTCTGTTGGTTACGCAGAGGAAGGAACTGCAACGTCTACAAGCGTTATAATTCCAGCTAACTCTCAAATCGTATCTGTTGATGTGAACGTAGAAACTGCGTTTAATGATTCAGGTGCAGACATACTTGAGATTGGTTCAGTTGCGGATACTGATTTATATGTTAATGACGTAGCTGTTACAGCAGTTGGCCCAGCAGCTTTGGGAACAGCAGGTCTGTGTGCTAACTGGAAAGATATTGGATCTTCTGACATTAGAGTTGCATACATTTATAATGGTGCAAACGATGATGCTACAGCAGGTGCTGCTACAGTAACTATTAATTACTTGCAGAACAATAACCTTTCATAATAAATAATTAAAGTGCTCTTTCGGGAGCACTTTTTAAGGAGAAAAAATTATGTCAATAACATCAAAAGTTAGACAATCTGTCGTACGGACATCTAGTGGTCAAATGCAAAAATTGATTAGTGGAACAGCCGCGAATATTACTAAAGCAAATATTATGAATGTGTTTGCTCAAGCTAGTGCAGCGGACGCTGAAATTAAAATTTATAATGAAATAGGTAGTGGCGCAACTGCTGCTAAATTAATTTTTCATGGTAAGTTTGCAACTGCAGCTAATCAAGTTCATGAGTTTAAATTACCAGGAGCTGGTATTTATGCTGACACTGGAATGTATGTAGTTTTGGCTAACATAGACTTTTTCTATATAGTAGGAACATTTTAAAGGAGTAGCCAATGGCGAATACTACTTCCTCATCATATTCATTTGATCAGGATTTCTCAATCGATGAAATCATTTCAGATGCTTATGAGCGTATCGGTTTAGTTGGTACCGGAGGTCATCAAATTAAGACTGCAAGAAGATCTTTAAATATTCTTTTTCAAGAATGGGGAAATAGAGGAATTCATTTTTGGGAAGTTGGAAATACTAACATAAATCTAATAGTAGGTTCATCAACAAATGTAGATGCTACTGCTGAAGGATCTGGTATTTATACTTTTTATAGAAATTCTACAGATGTGCCTGGAGGCAACGAACCCCCACAAGCTACAACTACTCCTGTAACAAACATTTATGGTATTACAGATATCTTGAATGTTGCTTACAGACAAAATTATAATACAACATCACAATCAGATACAGGGCTAACTAAAGTTGCTAGAGATGCTTATGCTGCAACAGCTAACAAAGCTTCTCTTGGAACACCTTCACAATATTGGGTTCAAAGATTTATTGATAAAGTTACGTTAACTATTTATCCTTTACCTAATTCAACTGCTGCATCAAACTATTTAAGTGTTTACTATGTAAAAAGAATTCAAGATGCAGGAGCTTATACTAACGCATCAGATGCACCTTATAGATTTGTACCATGTATGGTTTCAGGACTTGCATATTATCTTTCTATGAAGTTTGCACCTCAAAGAACACAGGAGATGAAGTTGTTATATGAGGATGAATTTGCTAGAGCATTGTCAGAAGACGGTTCTGCAGCAAGCACATACATCACTCCTAAAACATACTATCCAAATGTATAATGGCTAGATTTGCAAAAGGCAGTAGAGCATTAGCGATATCTGATAGATCAGGTGCAGCATTTCCATATAAAGAAATGGTTCAAGAATGGACAGGTGCCTGGGTACATATTTCTGAATTTGAACCAAAACAACCTCAACTAGAACCACATCCAGTAGGCGCTGACCCACAAGGTTTATTACATGCAAGACCTGCTAGAGTAGAATTTCCAGTTCAAGATATTTTACCCAACAATCCATTTACAACAACAGCTGCATCAAAAACTTTAAGTGTTTCATTTCCAGATAATGGTTTAAACGAAGGAACATCTTACGTAAGATTTAGTGATATTAAACAGCTAGTAGGTGGAGTTGCAATTACAACTTTAGAATTATCTACAACATTAAATGGAAACTTAACTGATTCTGCTACATCAATTGTTTTAACTGATGGATCAGAATTTCCAACAGCAGGATATATTGTTATAGAAAAAGTTTGGACACAAGCTGATTTAACAGCAGGTACAATTACTAATCCTTTATTAGTTGGAACCTACACAAATGAAACAATTCAATACACAGGGAGAACTACACACACTTTGACAGGGTGTACACGTGGAACATCTGCTCCCTATAGAGGAGAGACTTTAGCAAATACTACAGCCGTTGCACACACATCTGGAGCCAAAGTGTATGGATCTTATTTAGCGACAGCTATTGGGACTACAGTAATTGTAGGTCCTAAAACATCACAAACAGAAACACATTATGATTCATTAACAGTGCCTTTAGTATCTAATGCTACAAGCACAGAAACAGGAGGCGGTTTTCAATGTACAATTGGACCCGTTAATGATAGAGGTTAATTATGTCAGGAATTAGTTACAATACATTAGTTACACAAATTAGAAACTACACAGAAGTAGACTCTAATGTTTTTACAACAGATATTTTAGAAAATTTTATTTTAAATGCTCAACAAAGAATTATGATGGATCTTCCTATGGATTCAGACAGATTCGTAGACCAAGGTACAATGGCAACAGACGTAAATAATATTAGAGTTCCAGCAGGAGCTTTATTTATTAGAGGTGTAGAAGTATTTAACGCTACAAATTCTACTGAACAAGGTACATGGTTAGAAAGACGTGATCAAACTTTTTTAAGTGAATATGTGGGAAGATTAACAGGTCCAGAAGGATCAACTACATCAGGAGCAGATGTAACCGGAAAACCTAAATATTACTCTATGTTTGGTGGAGCAACAGGATTATCTGATACGACATCAGGATCTATCTATTTAGCCCCTACTCCAGACGCTAATTATATATTTAGAATATATTATAATAAAATGCCAGCTACCTTAGAAAGTAGTAATCAGACTAATTATGTTAGTTTAAATTTCCCTCAAGGGCTATTATATGCCTGTTTGGTGGAGGCATATGGATTTTTAAAAGGTCCACAAGATATGTTGACATTATATGAGCAAAAGTATAAAACTGAACTACAAAAGTTTGCAGCAATGCAAATTGGGAGACGAAGACGAGACGATTATACAGATGGTACTATCCGTATACCAATCGAGTCACCGCCTCAATAATTAGGAGATTAAATTATGGCAATAACATCGGCAATTTGTAATAGCTTTAAACAAGAAATCTTAGAAGCTGAGCATAACTTTACAGCATCAACTGGGAACACTTTTAATTTAGCTTTATACACAAGTTCAGCAACTTTAAACAAATCAACAACAGCGTATTCATCTAGTAATGAAATCACTAATACATCTGGAACAGCTTATAGCGCCAAAGGAAAAGCACTCACAAGTGTGACTCCTACTTTATCAACTGATACAGCAGTTTGTGATTTTGCTGATGTCTCTTGGACTTCAGCTTCGTTTACAGCTAATGGATGTTTAATTTTTAATGATTCACATTCAACAGATGCAGCCGTTTGCGCTATCGCATTTGGTTCAGACAAAACTGTGACTAGTGGAACTTTTACAATTCAATTTCCAACAGCAGACGCTTCAGACGCTATCATACGAATAGCATAGGGAGGAACTCCTTATGTCTACATCAACTTGGGGCAATTCAACATGGGGCTCCAACAATTGGGGTAGCGACGAAATTGTAGTCGCTTTAACCGGTGTATCAGCATCAACATCTGTCGGAACAGTAAAATCCTTTCCTGAACAAGGTTGGGGATCAGATGATTGGGGTTTTGAAAACTGGGGTGAAAGTAGTTTAGATATAACTTTAAGCGGTTTATCTGCAACAACAGCTACGGGTTCTTTAACTGTAACAGCAGAAATAAATCATGGTTGGGGCCGACAAACATGGGGCGCTAATGGTTGGGGTATTCAAGGAACTGTTTTACTAACAGGTCAGTCTATGACGTCTGGTCTTGGAGAATTAGCTCCAGCAGATGTAATGGGTCTAACAGGATTAGGCACAACTTCAAGTTTAGGAACACCTACCGTAATAGGTAATGTAAGTTTATCATTAACAGGTCAGTCTATGACATCTGGTCTTGGAACATTATCTCCATCAGATGTAATGGGTCTAACGGGTCTAGGAGCAACTTCAGCGGTTGGAGCAATAACACCAGCTGATGCAATTGGAGTAACAGGATTTGGTACTACTTCTGCTCTAGGTACACCGACTATTTCTTCAAACCCTATTATAGCCTTAACAGGATTAGCAGCTACATCAGCAGTGGGTTCAA